CATGGCGTCCAAGATTCTCGGCGTCAGCGTCAGGAACGCACCAGCCCCAAGCGCGGCAACACCAGCCACCCCACCAAGAACCGTCACAGCACCCTTGACCGGCTCCGGCAAGTTCCCGAACGCCTGCGCGATACCAGAAACACTCTCAGCAACACCAGCGATCAGGGGCAGCAGCACCGCGCCAGCCTCAATGGCCGCATCCTGGATGTTGTTCCAGGCGATCTTGACCTTGGATTCGGTCGTCTCGTACCGCTTCGCTGCTTCCTCAGCGAGCGCACTGTTGGACTGCCATGCCGAATCGCCAAGCTTCAACGAGTCCGCTAGCAGGTCGCCGGCACCTGCAAGACGCAGGATCACACCGGTTTCCTCGGTGCCCTTGATGCCCAGCTCGTCCATTGTTTGCATGACGTTTCCGCCCTCGGCCTTGACCCGGCCTAGGCCCTTTACTACCGCATCAACGGCACGCACAGGGTCAGACTCGAACGCCTCAGCGAACTCCTTGGACGAAACCCCGGCGACCTTCGCCAGATTAGCGAGCCCGTCACCGCCGTCCTTAACATCCGTGTACATGCGCTGCATCACACGGGAAATCACTCCGCCGCCGAGCTGCGCCTCAATACCAACCGACGCCATAGCGTTCGCCAGCGCCAGCACGTCAGACTCAGAAGCCCCAACGAGTTTCGCGGCACCAGCGATCCGCTTAGCCATCTCAAGAATCTCAGCCTCAGTGGACGCACCAGCGTTACCCAAGGCGACGAGGGTCGCGCCGAAACGCTCAACACCCTTGGACCCGTCCCGCTCCATCGTGCCCATCACATTGCTGATCTGCGCAATAGAGGTAGCGGCCTCGTCCGCGGTCAGGTTCGTCGTCTCACCAAGATCAATCATCGTCTTGGTGAACCCGGCCACATCTTCACGCTTCACACCAAGCTGACCAGCAGCCTCGGCCACCGCAGCAATTTCCTCATGCGTCGAAGGGAGCGTCTTAGCCAGGTTCCGAAGTTCACCCTCAAGCGCCGCCATCTGCTCAGGAGAACCATCAACAGTCTTGGTGACACCAGCCCATGCAGACTCCCAATCAACAGCAGCCTTGGACGCCAGCGCCAACCCACCAATGGCGGCAGCGCCGAAGCCAGTCATTACCCCGCCGGCCTGCTCCCACGCATCACGGTTCTTGTTCGCCGACTCAACCAGCTTCCCAAGGTACGTGTCAGCAGCCTTAGAGGAATCCTCAGACGCCTTCTTCGTCTTCTGAGTAGACTGGGCGGCTTCCTCCATCGCCCGCTTGAAACCCTGAATCTCCGCACTGAATACAACCTTTACCCGGCGATCAGCCATTGAGTCCTCCAAGGGATGTGGTTAACTGGCATGCATGTCATCAATTGGGGAGACTGGGGCTAAAACCCCAGGCTGGATCATCGCCCGAGTAGGTTGGGTTATCGCTGCGCTATCCGTAGTCGCGTTCATCGCGCAACTCGGGCTTGTTATCAGCCTCACCGTGTTGGTTGCCGGATTGATCATCGTTGGATTCGGCTATTTGATCCGAGTATTCACGGCTGCTAAACGTCCTGCGGGTGATTAGTTCCTCGTCGATTTCCCGAGCATAGAAACGCTGCCCCGGCTCGGGTTTGAATCCCTGCTGCCCGGTGTGCTCTTCAACAGCAGCCTGACGGTGACAAGTAGTTTCGGCTATTTCGTACAGGCCAGCGTTGGCTTCGTTGCGGCATTCAAACTTTGAGCCTCCGCAAATGTCACACTGAGCCTCCAGATAAAGTGTGTAGGCGAACTCCAGCAGCCGATCCTTGTATTGTGGCAAATCCCCAAGATACGAGGACGGGGGACGCTGGAAACGCTCAGCGGTTTTGAGGGCCGCTAAGACTCGCCACCATCGCCCCGTGAAGAGGGCTTCGGCAAAAAATCGGCGCTCACAACAGGAACCTCAGTGCAAGCCTCATGGAAGCGGGCAATGATCTGCCCAAACTGAAGTTCCCCGATCCTGTCCGCCAACTTCTCTAACTGCGTAGCCGTGAACTTAGGGGACTGTATCGCGTCAGCAATTACCACGTAGCCCAGTTGCGTCCCGGTCAAGCCAGGGTTAGCCTTGGCGATTTCATGCTTCTCAGCGTCGTCTCGGCCTTCAAGTTTGATGACCAGCGCGGATTCGTGGAACTGTTGCGCGATCTTGGCATACTCGCTCTGTAGTTTCTGGCTTTCGGACTGCTCGCCAATGCTGCGCTCTTCGGCATGCTCGATGCCATCCATGTCAGCGTTGTTGATCTGCTCGGCCAGCGCGTCAAGGTCTGCGATCAGGCCGGCCTTCTGGTAGACAGTCACACTGCGAGCCGGACGCTCCGCGCCATCGATCCAAGCGTCAAGGTCAAAATCCTGCGGGGATTCGGTCATTGGGTTAGGCTCCAAAGGGTAGGGGTAAGGCTCACGGAGTGTTGGGGATTGGCGGCGCGGAGCCTAACACGCGCCGCCAACCGGCATAACTAGGCGAGACTAATCGCCGCAGCAGTAACCGAAGTCACAGCCGAAAATGTCACAGCAGCTACCCCGGCAGTATTCCGGTAATCGGGCAGGACCGGAATCCACGCCTCAGCACCAGCCGCGACCGTGTACGCCTTGTCCGGGTAGGCATCACCCGTGGTCAGCGTCCCAGGCGTCGTCATAGTCACCGTGATTGCAGCACCGGAACCGTTCTTCACAATCAGCGTCGAACCAACCTGAACCGTGTCCGACGCCGAAGGCGCAGCAAACGTGGGCGGAGTACCAGCAAGCACAGGGACATTAGAAACAGCAATAGCCATCTGGTCCTCCGATCAGGCCGCTACAGCGATGAACGGGTAACCTGTCTGGACTTCCGTCGGGATGCGGTACTTGATGAATCCGGTGCCGTCCGTGCGCTGCGGGGTGTCCGTGGTGAACTCAGCGGCCAGATAGATTTCATCCGTCGCGGCCCAGGCAGCGGATGCCTCTTTGTCCGTCTGCCGGGCGATGGCGTACAGCGTAGCGCCCTTGACCTTCAGCGCAGCCCATCCGGCCTCGTCTGCGGAATCGAATCCGCCAGCAGTCAAGAACTTCCGCCAAAGCGTGAATGCGAGCTGGAAGTTTGACGCGCCGATAGCGTTAGCGTTACCCGACGCGCCCAGCGCCTTCTCAGCGACCTTGTCCGAATCGACCGCACCGAAAGTGAAGTCGGACGTCAAGACATGGTCCGAAAGGTGAATGCCGGCGTTGGCTTCGGCCGCTGTAATGACCTTATTTGCCCAGCCGGCCGGCTTGGTGGTCAGGATGGTGAATTTAGTCTTGCCATCAGCAAGAACCTTTGCGCCCATGGTCAGGACTCCTTCGAGGTTGCGGCCTTGGCCGGCGGGGTTGTTGGGGTTGTGGCGGGTTCGGGCTCAATCGGTTTGAACTGATCCGGGAAGTCGGTCAGGTAGTGCTCAGGCACGGTCTGGATCTCCCCACGAGAATTGCGGGCGTCAACGAATGACATGGATGCCTCCAAGGCATAAGAAAAGACGCCCACTCGGAGCGCCCAAGGGATAGGAAAGGTTAGAGCCTCTCAGAAACCAGAGAGAACTCATCAACAGCGAATATCGGGTGGCCGAAGTCCGGAATAGTCACGTCGTAGTCTGTCTGTGCATCCATAAGCGACGATTGCCGAAGCTTGGACGGCGCCCATCCGGCAACCGCGGGTGTCTTCCTGTTCAACGCTGCCCGCACGTTCCGGCAGACAATCAGCAGTGAGTCACCGTTCAGGCCCGCGTACGTGGCCCGGACACGCAGACTCAACACGTCCGGGACATCCTGCAGGGAATCCCCGTCCGGGCCCCCAGACGACTCATCCCCAAGGTCACCCCACAACACCACGTACGGGTACGTCGGGGACGTGGGTACATTCCACATGTACACCGTCACGGTGCCAGGCAGCAGGGACCTAACGGCGTCGTAGTGCTCCCGGATCACAGCAGACCCTCCGTCGCACGAAACGCGAACTCATAAAAGTTTGGCGCTTCCTCCAGCATCGCGTCCTCCGGGTTCCGAACCGTCCCACCACCAGGACGAGACGAGCCGTAGTAGGCGATGCCAGCGAGTCCAGCCGCTCGGTTACGTTCGGGGTTCGGGCCTATCTCCGCTTGAATCTCAGCGTCACCAGCGAAACCAAGAACCTTGATGTCATAGTCAATCGACCGATCAAGGCCTGGTTTCTTCTTGCCCCGGAAGTGCTGAGATCTACGGACATCGGCCTGCATGATGTTCTTCGTGTTCAACGCAGACTTAGCAACCACGCCGCGCATCTTCGGGACCATCGCAGCCGGGATAGCACGGAACGCAGAAGCCAGGTTGTCGAGGTCGCCAGTATCCGCGCTCACGTGACCTCCTCGACTCTGCAGCGCTGGGCCGTGGCCAGCGACTTGTTGAATAGTTCAGTGACCCTGAACTGGCGACCGACCAGTTGTGCGTCTTCGGCGGCCGCCGTGATCGTTACAACGTCATTCACCGCGAACGGGCCCGACCCAACCGGCGTATCCCAGCGCGTGTCCTGCACCGTGTACTGATGCTCTCCAGCGACAGGGTTCGATGCTTGAGACAAGGACTGCTGGATCTTGCACGTACCTGCGTAGACCGTTGTGAACGTCGCCGTGACAACACCCGTTTCCGGGTCGGTGCTGGTCCCTGTGCGCCGCTTGACGGTGCAAGTGTCCAGCATGAGCGCGTTGGCCTTGCGGCGGCCGCGGGAGAGGGCGGCTTGCGCCCGCCTCACAGCATGCCCGCAACGTGCGCGCCGGCACCGAAGCGTTTCGCCAGCCAACGCTGCGTGCGCTCCGTGAGAGCCATCGGCGTGACCGCTTCAGCGTCCCCGCCAGTGGCGTAGGCCTCCTTGTAGTCATCGATAGCGAACGAAGAGAGCAGCCCGTTGTTCAGCGCGATCGCGTCCTCACCATCACGCACCGCTAGCAGCCCCGCGGTCACCATGGACACCACCAGTGCGATGATGTCCTCCGGGACCAGAGGGAGACCGTGCGTATAGTCCACCGTGACGTTCTGCAGCGCCCAACCCGTTGCCAGGTACGCGCCCCCTGTCGCGGTCAGCCAACCCGTTATCGGGTCAGTGCCGTCAGTGATGGAATGGATCTCCCGTATCGGCAGCCCGGGCAACCGCAGAAGCGTTCCCGGCATAGCCAGCAGGGTCACTTCCGAACGGACCTCGAGGATGGGGTTCTTAGCGGCGTCACAGACAGCATCGGAAGCGGCCCGGATGAGCCGCGTGACCGTGGCGGACTCGGCGGGTTCGACGGTTACGCCGTACTCTTCGAGGTCGGTTGCGCTGATCAGGTTCGCCACAGTGGGCCTCCTAGTCGGTGAACAGGGCGCGGATTTCGTCGCGGGTCAGGCCCGTGATGTCTTCCTCGGTCTTTCCTTGGGAGAGCGCGTAGTCGACCCAGGCTTCACGGGAACCGTTCCCTGGCGGGGCCTCAGCTTCCGGGGCGGCGTCGGGTTCTTGTTCCTCCAAGTCTTCCCCTTCGACCTCCAGCGACAGGAGATCTCCTATGCTCAACTGCTTGCGCAGGTGGGCGAGGAAATCGGCCTTGTCGTCGAGGGTGAGGCTGACCTTCTGCCCGGACTTGTTGACCATGTGAACTTGCACGTCAGCCACAGCCGACTCCTTTCAAGGAAGGGTGGGCGGTAGTACCGCCCACCCGACTGCTACTAGACGACAGTTACGTCGGTGTCCTGAACCGCGAGAGCTTCAGGGCGAACAACCTTCGCACCGTACAGGTGCAGGCCCTTGATCGCGTCAGAGAACGAGGACTGGGGCCGGTAGGCCTCGGTCTTGTTGATCTGCTCCGCGAAGGTGAGCGCCATCGGGTGGCCGGCGATCACGAAGTTGGAGACCTCGGCGCCGGTGCCAGCGGTGCCGGCGGGGATGTTGTTGGACACCAGGACCTTGAAGCCAAGGATGGACCCGACCTCACCGTTCTGGATCGGCGCCGTGGAACCGTACTTGCTGGCGTCGATGAAGCGTGCGTCACCGAGCAGCAGGGCGTAGAACTCCGGGGACACGATCAGGAACCGGCCAGACGCGGGAATATTGCCCTTGTCCAACTTCAGGCGCAGGTTCCGGATGAGCAGGTAAGCTGCGTCAGCCGTCGCCGCGTCAGCGGGAGTCAGGATGTTCCCGGCGCCCGTGGTCATCAGACCGGCAAGGAACGTGTCCGCAACCTCAGCCAAGCCGATGGCGGCTTCGCTGGCGGCTTTGTTCAGCAGGTCGCCGTCGTCGCGTACCTGGCGGGCGTCGACGTCGTCTACTTCGAAGGCGAAGTACTTCGACTGGTCGATGACCAGCGTCTGGTCAGTCGTGGCCAGGGTCTGCGGGTCGATGACCGTGGAGTTCTTCGTGTAGGTGGCGATCGTCGGACGGGTCAGCGAACCGATGTGCACGGTGTCGCCGAACTGCGAAATGTCGCCTTCGTAGTCACGGTTGATGATGCCCGGCTGGCCGAAAATATGTGCCTTGGACAGGGCAACGAGGAGGTCCGCGTTCCAGACCTCGGGGATGAATGTGTCAACGGCCATTGCCGTATCCTTTCGCTAGGACTTTTTCCCCAGCAACGTGTCCAGGCGCCCGGCTTTGCGGGCTTCCTGTATCTGCTTCGGGGTCATTGTTTTGAGTTGGTCACGGGACGTGATTTGTCCGGCTGGCCGGGTCTTGCCCCTGGCCGTGTCGAACTGAACCGTGGCGCCTTGCGCGGCCAGATACGGTTTCTTCTTCAGGAGTTCCGCCAACGCATCAGCGATGGCTTCCTCATCGACGTCTCCGTTTTCATCGACGTCGAAATCTTCAAGGTTCAGGTAAGCGAACGCGTCGGACGGGTCAGCGAACTTACCGGCGGCCGCGGCGCGGATCTCGGATTTCAGGATCCGCTTGTTCGCGGCGGCGGTGGCTTCCGCCTTGGCTTCGTTGCGGGCAGCCTCGAGCTTCTGCTCGTCAGGTTCTTTGCCCGCGTTCTCCTTCTCCGCCCTCAGCGCGGCGGCTTCCGCTTTCGCGGCTTTCGCTTCCGCTGCTGCGGCTTTCCACTTGGACTTCATAGAGTCCAGCGCCTTCTTGCCTGCATCGCCAAGCGATTCTTCGCCGGCGGTTTCGTCAGTGCCTTCAGCGTCCAGGTCGTCGGTGTCCAGTTCTTCCGTCTGGTCCTGCTCTGTCTGGTCGGTGTCCAATGTAGCCAATGTTGTTCCTTCGGGTAGCCGCGTTGCGCGGGTAGGAGACTGCCTCCCGTT